AGGGTGTGTCAATGTTGCCGTATGTTCATCTCGACTCTTAAGCTTAAACTTGGAAAGGTCTACTTTCATCTTCATATACTACTTACCTTTCTTCTTAGCTTTGACAGCCTTGACGAATTTATGTGCCGCTTCTGCTGGGTTTGCAGATTGAGTAACTGATCTTGGGAGTACTATTTCACCAGGGCTTAAGATTGCAGGTACAGTATCGTTAGAGTAGCTATCTTTAGCCCCCCCGACCTTAGCTTTACCGGGGACATGACCGCCGACCTTCATATCTGTAACTTTGCCACCTGACGCATACATCAACTGACCAAGTTTAGACTTACCTTTGTAATTCTCTTTCTTTATAGCATCATAACCTGTTTGAGATGGTATTTCCCCACCTTCAGCATACGACGTCCCAACGCCACTCATATAGTTAGCGGATGCGGGTTGAACAGTAGCCCCCCCGGTTCCGCCCAAAGCTCCAGTAACAGCGGATCCTATCCCACTTGCAATACCGCCGCCAATCTGTCCTATCTGTGCAGCTTGTTGTTGTCCTTGTCCTGCTTGTATCGAATTGATAGCTTGTTGCTGGCTTAACATCTGCTGTTGTTGTTGTAATGCTGTCTGTGCTTGGCTATTAACCGCATTCTGTTGCTGACCTACCTGTGTCCCAGCCAACGATGCCATATTGCTTTGTTGAGCCTGTAATGCGCCAATAGACCCTAACTGTTGTTGAGCTTGCAATGTTGCAGCTTGGCCAACTGCCTGCTGTTGAGTATTAGCACCTTGTTGAGCTGCCTGTCTAGCCATCAAGCCCGCATTAGCACCAGCGCCTCGTTGGCCTGCCATTAACGCAGCTTGTTGATTAACATTGGCGCCTGTAGATTGATTAAGTTGATTTAGCGCTGGTGTAGGTCCTTGCCCTTGTGCCATAGCACCAAGTTGATTGGCTAGCGCTTGTTGTTGATTATATACGGAGGATTCATTCCCAACCCCCCCGGCAGCCTGCAACTGTGATGCCAATTGCCCTTGCCCCCCCTGCGAAGCTGCCAAATTGGCGCTATCGAGGTTGACTTGATTAGCAGCGGGGTTAGATTGTGCCCCCTTTGAAAGTGCATTTATACCAGCTCCAGCTGCTGCTGATGCGATCCCACCAGCTATTGCCGGTATTAAAGGTGCTAAAAAGGGCATAGGATCTCCTAGAATGCATAGTTTACACCAGTAAACTAATGACTAAAGGCACTTATGTACCTCTATTCTTAGCGGAATGACCCCCCTACAATCTCGCCAACCTGCCGACTTGACACCAGTGGGATTGTAAACTGTTGTAATTACAGTCAATTTGTAGACTTATACACCATAGAAACGCAAATAGGGGCCTATTTCACCCCTCAAAATTCGCGGATTGGCCCGATTTGTGCTTAAAAACCTGTCTATGGGGAGTCAACTTGTCAACTTGTTGGGGGAGTCAACTTGTCAACTTGTTGGGGGAGTCAACTTGTTGGGGGTGTTAATTTTTCGGTGTATTAACTTGTCAAATGTTGGGGGTGTTTTTTGTTAAGTCAAGTATTGCTGTGAACATATTCGGGAAATTGGTAAATCCATGCATTAAAGCTCTTTGGTGAGTATTGCGATCTTGACTAAACATTATTAATTTATTTTTACCAAGGGATTTTGAAACCTTGATTAAGGATTCTGTAATCAAGTTTAATGCTTTGTGTCTTTGGATTGGTGAAGCTTCTGGATTAGTGATGTATGAGTCGAGCATTGCATAAGGACCTTCCATATCGCGCATAAAGCCTGCAGCAATGACAATATCGTCTTGGATTACGACTCTCCCTACAACCGGTAAGTCATTTGTTAAATTTGGGTCCATTCCGTGCGCTATAAGTAGTTGTTGTATGAGTCCTTGAGAATTATTGGTATTAGTAACTGTCATTGTCATATAACCCCCTCTAACAGAGCATACGTGTTTCTGAACGTACATCCAATAGATAATCTAATAAACGTTCGACTTGAACATCATCATCAAGATACCTAATCCATTGAGGGTAGGTTAAAGCTAATTGAAATTTTAGATTTACATCCGTCATAATAACCCAAAGTTACCACAATTTTGAATTTGTGTCAAGTTTGGATATGGTATAACGTTAATAACAGTCCATACCATATTATGGTATTAACCGAAGTTACGGCTGGCTTTGGACGTCCTGAATCCGCGTTTAGTTCCAACAATAAGATTCATACCGGTTAAGGTTAACCCAGCTCCTTGATAGTTACCATATTGTGAATTGTAAACTTCAGTTACAGTTACTTGAAATGATTCACATTTTTGTTGTTGCGGAAATACGCGAGCTTCAAAAACGTTTGCTTGGCCTTCCCAACCACCGTCGCCTTGACTTCCCCAAGTAGATCCAGAGCCCCAGAGTTGGTCACTACCCCACGTTACTGGTTGTTGACTTGGTGACACAATCGTTGATTGAGTTGGCGATGGATTATAGTTATACGCTAATTGGACATTTAGGTTAAACGGAGAGAGATATTGTCCTAACAAGTACAGTTGGTAGAATCGTTCGTATCCTTGTACACCAGCTAAGGTAATCCATCCAGTTGTAAAACTCATGGTAACTGGTGTTGAGCCGTCAAGATATACACCATTTGTTTCTTGATATAATTGGCCTAATGATGTTACGTAGGTGTGTAATCCTTGATAAATAGTACTTGATTGCGCATATAGATTAGTGAATGTACCCCATTGAGAGTAGAAATAATCATAAATCAACGTTATGCCGCTATCTAATGTGAACCGGACCTGATTGGTTGCCGGGACGTTTACAGCGGATAATACAGTGGCTCCAGTTGTTAAGCTTTCAACTGGAGCCCCGATGTATTGTGTTGCTAGGTCCCGTCCAACTAGCCATATACCTTTGTTTGATTGAAACATCAGGCCTTGTGGCATAAAAACTATAGATTGTTGATTTGTACAACCAACAACTGAATTGATTAATGTAAAATCTGAATATTGACTATTAGCCCCAGTATTATCTGGTCCTATACCATTGACGTAGCCCAATGCATTCTGTTTAAAGATAATAAGCTTATCGTCCATAGGTGCCATTGCTGTAATGGGACCCGTGGAACCTTCAGATGCGGTTGTTGGAGCTACATACAACGTTAATAGGTCTGAGAACTCAACAGGTGTAGCTTCAATGACTTGCTTAGAAAACCACAATAAGTTTCTATCTTCAGCATCTAATAACCATACTCTGTTATTAAATAGTGTAATCAGGTCCGTTGCGGGGGGCGCAATGTCTTCTAAAACGCCGCCTGTAGTATATATCAGATTATTACCTTGAATTGAAGAATCGTTCAAAGTGTCTACATAAGTTATTGAATCTACTGTAGTATTATTTAACACGGGGGCAGTAATAGAAGTTGTTTGATAATAATTCTGAAATTTAGCCGACCAACGATAAATCACTATAGAAACATTAGTTTTGTAAGTTAATCTTAATGTAGGGATATTCAATATCACAGATCCTGTTCCTGTTTCACCAGTTCCTGTGGTTGTTACTCCGACAGGGATTGATGGTGCACTTCGGAATAGGTTACCTTGATTATCAGTCCATTCATAGGTCACTTGATAGTAATAGGCATTCGTATTGGTGGTATTATCTGGTTGAGGACCCATAGCCCCCCCAGTTGCACTCCACGCGGCTTCAACACTGTCTGGCCATAAGAAGAAGCTTTGCTCGACAGGGGTAACACCATCATACATAGAGAGGTATCCACCCGTATAGTTTAGATTATTACCGATTTCCGCTGTTACGAGTGTTGGTGGAGCAAAGTTGAAGGTTACTAGGTTAATCCCTAACTGAGCGTAGATGCCACCACTTACACTTTGAATGCTATTACCTTGGGTATTTAATGCAGTTATTGAATCTTTATATAAATATGAAATTGTTATTTCATTTGTGTCATTATTTACACTAGTGCTGGGTAAGCCTAATGTGTAATAATTGCCACCATTAGAATACGCTAATTTACTGATAATTATGCCGCTTGCATTTAAGAGAAAGTAGGTGGGTTGATACGGCGATTCGTATATAGATAAAACATATGGTTCAGAGTTATATAGAAATGCTTTAGAAGCTAATCCTACAGAACGTTTTAACACGTTTGGAGTTCCTAACGTCCCTGTTATCGTTAATGTGTTAGTATCAATATAATGGGTTGGTATTGCACTATCATATGAGTAATTATTGGCTACTTCGTAGAATAAGGTACAGACACTATTTGCGCCCCCACCTTGTGCGACAGATGTTAAGTTTAGTATAGTACCACTAGCGATTGTTGCTGTTGGCGCCAAAGCTTGTGCTAATGTACTATAAACTGCAAATGTATAGCCTGTTGTTGTGCCTAAGTTATAGTACGATACATAGATTAGTGGATTAGTGGGATTAGTTTCATCTACTGCTAAACTAAATATTGTCCCAATCTGTCCCGAAAACGTAACGGTTGGTCCCAATGCGAGAGATTGGGACAAATATGTAACTTTAACCGATTGCCCCCCAGAAAGGTTATTATAAGCTATATAAAGATTGCTGTTAGCGACTATACCGTCAAAAGCAACCGTAGTAGACGGGGAATAACCATTGGAGATATCTGTAACAGCGCTCACATAAGTAGGAGTTTGTGTACTAATAGCAATATATGATAAGTGATGCACACCGCCAACGAGGGTTGTATATAATATAATAAAATACGGACCCATTAAGAATACACGGGGGGTCCCATATGTTGGATCGGCATTCGGTAATAAAGTAGGGGCTACAATGTTTTGACCCGTTGTAGCATCTAAAATTACATATTTATAGGCTGGAGTGACAGAACCCCCAGATGGTATATAATCTGTATAGGCTACACAAGCTATGCCATTTGTAGCTGTTACGGAATCTGCTTGCCCTTGATATGTCCCATTTCGGACTGCAGGTAATGTCGTTAAATCACATGGCAGGATCGAGCCTTTATTAACCCAGCTAGAACTTCCTGTTGAATATGATTCTAACGTTGTACCTAAAGCGGTTAAATCTCCATTAAATGTAGTCAAATAAGCAGGTGTTTGCGCAGGGAGTGGGGTTAATGCACCAAAACCATTACGTTTCTTTAGCTGACCGCCTTTGTCGAATACAGAATTTTGCAATGACAAGAATTTGCCAGGTTGAACCCTAAATGGATCAGTCTTGGTATCTAGCCCTTGAGCAAAACTAATGTCGATGGCTTGTTTATTCAACATGAATCCTACAATTCGTATACAATAAGTTGCGCATTCTCTAAGTATGCGGTAGCGAAATTTATATTAGACGAAGATACGTACATATATAAGGTGTAATCATAAGTTCCTGGGGCGGATTGAACACCGTAATCAATGGCAGATAAGTTAATAGGAACAGTGTAAGTATAATTATTATCGTATGTAGAAAACGCAACTTCAGAGAATGATACCTGTCCGAACGCGACATTTCCGAAACCGGCCCTTGTTATTAGATAAAAAGCGCTCATGGCCCATGATTGTGGAGCTCCTGTACCGTTTACGGTTCCAGATACGCCCATAAATCCAGCAGTTAGCGCAGAAAATTGTGACTGTAAGCTGATGGAAACAGGTCGTCCGCTTGTAACTATCTGAAGGGTAGCTAAATTAACGGGGGAGGTACTTGCAGTAGAAGCATTAACATTTACTACGCCGATCCCCCCGGGTACATTTGAATTTATAGTTCGGGTTCTGCTCACGGCAATGGCATTGGCACCCGTAGCAGTCATTGTCTGACCTATAGCATTAGCGCCAACAGCAGTCATATCTTGACCCACTGTATCGTAACTAATACTACCCATATTACCAGAGGTATCTAATACCATTACTTGGGTATTTCCCGAACTATTAAATGGGGGCAAAGTAAGAGTGTAACTGGAAGCTAATGAACTTTGGGGTTCAAGAGTTACAAAATTAGATCCAGATATATTATTTCCGAATAACACAGAACCGGCTTGGATATTTGCCGGCGTATTGGAGGCTTCATTAACAACTAATACACCGCCAACAAATGAAGCCGTTGCTGTTCCGCTAGAGATTCCGGAAGAAGTAACATTTAAAGATCCTCCGTTAGTCATTTGGACCGTTAACGCCCCACCGCTATACCAGTAAAGGTTATTATTTAACTCATACAAACTACCAACCGCAAGTGTTGGTGTGGCAGTTAGATTTACAAAATTAAGTGAATTGGAGCTTGTTAAGTTATGTCCTTGAATACTTAAATCACGATTAATATTCAATCCGCTGGGTGTAATTTGAACCCCACTATTTAAACTGTGATTGTGAGAATCTATGATATTTAATGAGTTGTTGACTTGCGTTGCGTAATCCGGACCGCTGTCAACACCCACCACAGGAATCGGTAAAAGCATGTTACTTGAAATGGTGGTAGTTGCCATATTAGAAGACCGCCAATGACACCACGCAGGGTGCCGAACTTGTTAGAGTTAAAGTTGTAGAGTTGAATGGTTGCGACCTATAAATTGTTGCCGCAGCATTTGTGTCGGTTATAAACCAGCCTACGGGAGTAGAGCCCAAATGATGGTTGATAACATTTGTTCCTGAAACTAAAGAAATACCACTTAACAGCGTTGGATTTGTTAAAGGATTCTTTAAGACTGGATTAAGCTGCGAGGCCCAAGATGATTGCATTAGCATGAGGTTAGTATTTGGGTCTTTAAAGGTCGGCAAAGCCATTTATTCCCTCTTTCCATTATGCAAGAAACAAGCCCCGCTGCTATGCATTAAGGCTTCTGCCTGTCCTACACGTTTTCCTATTTCATATCCATTATTATGGCCTACAAGATAGCCTGTTGCCACGGCTACACTTGTTAAATATACTAATAAAATTATAGATAAGATATGTTTCATACTAAAATCCGCCAAGCGGACCTCCATTACCATAACCACCATTCATAGAGCCCCACTGACCGTTTTGTCTTATGTCTGTAACTCGGTCAGGTTGGCCCATATCTCGATTGTCCGCAGTCTCTTCGATACGTTGCTTAAGGAATACAAGTTCTTGGTCTAATTTCGTTGTATCAGATTCTTCTTTATCTAACGCATACTTAGCAGCTCTTATAATGATATATTGATTCCATCCCGATATACCAGTTGAAGTTAAGTCTGTGTCTTGTAACAACTGTGTCAAGCGTGGGATATACCAAATCCGTAGATTTTGGCCGGCAGATGGTGTTGGAATTAATTCAATGTTATTGCCCATTACTCTATATTGTAGATTAAACACACCGTAAATGGTGGAAGCTGTATTAGGATAAACAAACTTATTTCGATCCATGAAATTGAATTTATTGATTGTAACCCAAGCATTATTTGCAGTATTAAGCGATAGATCGACACCCTTCATCTTATAATAAGCTGGCGCTATATAGCCTGGCGTTCCATTAATACCGTTAATAAAGGGTGTTACGCCATCTGGTAGAGGATATAAATACGTTTGATTATTGTTATTAGGTTGTGAAGGCCATTGAGCAGGCGTAGCAATAAAGTATTCTTCATCAGCTGTAACTAGTAAATCGTATAATTCATACATTGCCTGATTAATGAAGCTATTCCACTCAGGTAAAGTAACAAAATTAGATCCAACTCTATCTGCTCGCTGCTGTGACATGAGGCGTAATTGACCTAAACTCATCTCCGCAGTTGGTGTGGGGATGATAGATTGTGGTGTAGTATAAGGACTAACAGTTCCATTGGATGCAGCAACTTGGTAAAAGTATTCAATTCCAACACTTACCGTTGTATCTAAATAATTATTAAGTGAAGACGTTGCTAAAGCCGTAAAGTTAACACCATCTGTGCTGCGTTGGATCACGTAGGAAGTGGCACCAGTGGATAGATCCCAACTCAAATAGTTGACGCGATTCCCGGTCTGCAAATAGAAGTTATTAGGTGTAGATGGTGCAGCCATTTAAGCTCCTGTTAAAACAGACGGGCGACTCGCACGCCCCCGGCCCCTATACCATGGCTATATGGTCCCGAATTCATTACGTTTTAAGCAAGTGTGGTTCGGGTATCTTGGCTTATTCGCCTTGAACTATAACTGAACTATTGCTCAACAAAAAACTTAAACTGATTACAGATCCATCGACTGGAGCTGCTACAGCACCGGATAAATTTCTGCATTGAAGAATAATTTGTCCGCCGAAGCCTTGAGGAAAGCTAAGAGGTTGAGCGGGAGCTAAAGCTTGCTTGCTGTCTCCAACGGTTTCAATTGACATAACTGC